GGATGTAGCGTTGTATAGAAGGTTAGAATCAAACGTTGCAGTAGCCCCAAAACTTATTGATGTTCCACTTACTGTACCAACAACAGCTTTGCCAGGATAAGAATTACTTGCATCCTCATAAGTGATAACAATTTTATTATTAGAAGAATCAAATACAGCATTACTATAGTTTGTTACTGTAGAAGCAAAAGTCACGGCAGTTCCAAAACTAATTGAGCTACCTGAAATAGTACCTACAATAGCTGTGCCGTAACCATTATTGCCATAATCCCGATATACAATAACAATCTTATTGTTACTAGAATCAAACGCAGAAGAAACCCAAGTAACTCTGCTGGAAGAAAATTCCACAGGCGTACCAAACGAAACACTAGAACCCGAAACAGTGCCTATCGCGCAACGACCACTCGTGTTATCGCTTGAATAAGAAATTGCTATTTTATTAGAGTTTGAATCAAATACAGCACTGTTCCAACTTCCACTAGTGCTTTCAACTACAACTTTCGACGTTGCAACAGGGGCATAAGGCAACAAGTTACCCCCAGTAGAAAGCCCACCTTTAACAGCGACTTCGCCCGTGGCTGAAGAAGATATAGCAGCGTTGGTTATACCGATGAAGGAGGAGGCGTTGGTTGATAAGCGAGGTACAATATACGCAGCACCACGACCAGAACTGCTACCAAAACGATAAAAACCACCAAGGGTAAAGTTGTTTGAGTTAAAAGCTAACGCTGGCGGGTAATTTGTACTGCCAGAACCACTCCAAGTTATTGCGGTTCCTACTGTGTAAGCGTTAGAAGAAAAAGCCATCTGGTTTACAATTTGTGTAGAGCTATTATAAAAAGAAGCGTAGACAGACTCTCCAGCCGTGTCGTAGGCAATTGCATTTGCGCCTGTATTAGCATTAGCTGCAAATACCTGTGTTACACTTGTTTTTGAGGCAACCGACCCGTTGGAACTAAACCTAACACCAATGCTTTGGCACGTGTTGACTGCGGAGGAACCCGTAATATAATTCATAATTATGCAAGCATAGTCATTCTTTACGTCATAAACTATAGAACTCGTACCAGCTTTTTCTGAAACAAGAGTATCTTCTGTACCAAAAGTAGCCGTCTCTCCGCTTAATGTAAAACCTCTTACCATCGGATAATCGGTGCTACTCCTGTGAAAATAAATAACACCTAATGCGTTTTTTGATTCATAGCAACTAGCGGTATATTCGGTCTGTGAACTAGAGAAATTGGCGGCTGTGCTGCTCGTAATTGCCGTTGAGCCAACAGTACAAGTACGCAATAACCCCGAACTTAAAAGAGACGCAACAACGCACGTTTTACCCGCTCCTGCATGATAAAAACTATGCACATAGTTAGACGTAGCTGAATTTAATATAGTAGCAGCACCAAAACTTACTGACGTACCACTAATGGTTGCTACGAAGGTAGTTAAATATTGGTTATTCCCCGCATCACTAAAAGAAACAACAATTTTCTTAGCGGTTGCGTCATAAGAGCAGCCTTTAGAAGCTTGATATTGATTAGGGTTAGATGAAACAGCAACAGGCGTACCAAAAGATAGGGTGTTAGTCCCAGAAGGTGTCCCGACTACAGCTTTAAGTTTGTTGCTATCGCCTTGGTCTGTGTAAATAACGAGATATTTGTTATCTTCTACACTATAAGCAGCGGCTAAGTCTCTAGTTCCAGCAGCTTCAAATTCAACTCCCGTGCCCAATGAGCCTGTAACAGAGGTCTGAGTAACAGCCTCAACCTTGCCGTCACTTCGTAGAGCAACAGTCTGACCGTTAGCCAGCGTTCCTTGGGCGACAAACTCTATATTATTCTGGGTTCCCCCAGATGGTATAAGCTCTGAAAGAGTAGACATTTACACACTCCAGCCAATCGTCCCATTGATGTAGGTCATCACGATTTCGGCAAAATTCTTATCGAAGGTAAGGTCAGTAGCTGAACTGGCTATGTTAGAGCCGTTACGCGCAACCAAAAAATTAGTTGTCGCTGCTGCACCTGTGCCGTCCTTGATGACTACATAATCACCTGCGCTTGGACTAGAAGGCAACGTAATTGTTATTGATCCTGCCGTAGCAACTATAAACGAAGCAGAAGTAGCCGTAGTGCTAGTACTAGTTAACGTTGGAGCAGGGTAACCGGCAGCTTCTGCCGCTGATGTCCATGTAGTACCGTTAGACTTTAGGACGTTACCTGATGTCCCTGGCGCAACGGTTGTCACAGCGTTAGTGCCACTGCCTAGTATTACGTTGTTAGCGGCTATCGTAGCAACACCTGTACCGCCGTTAGCTACCGGAAGCGTGGCTGTTACCTGAGAGGTTAAGTTAACGTTAGCTAAAGCTCCACCAAGCGTTAAGTTACCTGAACTTGTAACCGTGCCCGATAAAGTAATTCCGTTGACCGATCCTGTACCGCCAACAGAAGTTACAGTACCGTCGCCAACGTCCACTGTGGCAAGCGAATCATAGACGGCAGCCCCTGCACCGGCTCCGTCGGTATAAAGAATTTTGGTGTTGTTAGTGGGAATTGTAATTTGTGCGCCAGAGCCTTGTTTAATAATAATGCTTTGACCACCACTAGTAGCGTTTTCTATCCACCACATTTTACTAACAGTGTTTGGAGCCAATGTAATTGTTCTAGCTGACGTTAAGTTTGTACCGGAAGTAATTTTAAGGTACATAGCACGTAAGGTGTCTGCGCCCCCGTCCGACATAGTAAACGTTTCGTTTTGATCGGCAGACATTGCTTTCGCGCCATAACCCATAGCATCCGTAATCAACTCTAAGTTGGTATTGGTGCTGGTTCCCCACGTACCACTTTCGTCGCCCGTGGCGATTTCTTTTAATCTCAAATTATTTACATAAGTCGCCATTTTTAACCTCGTTTATTACGCTGCTATCTCTGTCCAATTAGGATCTTGAGAAGGTTGTATTTCTATCCACATCTGGATACCCGAAACTTGTCCTACTGCTTGCACCCCTGTAAGAGTGGTACTAATGTTAACCTCTACGTCAACTTGACCTACAGCACCAGTGGCACTTACCCCTGTTACTGTAAAGGCCGCAGGTATACTCGGTATAACCTGACCAACCCCTCCGGTAGCTGCTACCCCAACTAGGACAATATTAGCGTCACTGTTTACCGTAACGCCACCCACACTGCCTGTGGCTAACAAGCTTCCTGCGGTAACTGTTCCTGTAGTGACCGCTAAAGCCGTTCCTACGCTACCTGTGGCTTGACTTCCTGCGTTAGAGTTACCCCAACCAGAGTTACCCCACGCGCCAATTCCCCATCCTTCTAATTTAACCGTTACAGGGAATCCTACTTGACCTACCCCTGTCGTTCCAACCGAACTTCCCGCTACTACTGTTTCATTGAAGACAATGTTAACACTAAGGCTACCTACGGCGGTTGTGGCGGCAACTCCCACCAGCGTAACAGACGCTTGTCCATTAATCGAAACCGCTCCGACCGAACCCGCAGCCTGTTGGCCCGAGCTAGTGTTGCCCCACGAGCTAGAACTCCATGTATCCGTCCCCCAACCATCGAGGCGTACAGTCTGGTCGGTCACTACGCAATCCTAATCAACGCCGATGTTGCATTGTAAGTAGGCATAACTACCGAAAAATCACCAGAACTTGACGACTTGTCTGATCCAAAGTCTAAAACAAGTAGTGTAGGATCACCTGATGCAGTGTCGTTATAAATTAATGCACCACGCGCAGTAATAGTGGAGGTCGGCCAGTTACGATCTCCAAACTCTGCAAAAGCAGTGGTACCGCTGTTAGTCGGGGTTACATTAGTAAGCACGTTACCGCCAGCCACATAGCCTGTACCCGTCACTTCGTTAGAAGTGGTGTAAGCAGTGGTAGCAGCGTTAAAAGACGCACTGTTTGTATACAGGGCCATTTTAAAACTGTTGCCCGAACCGTTAGTTAAGTTGTGAACGCCTTGTAGTAGCTCCTGCTTGAAGCTAGTACACATATAGTTTCCAGAAAATGCCATGTCATAATCTCCTAATTAATTCAGCTAGTTTTGGTTGGCCCGCATCTAATAAAGCATTATAGACGGTGGTTCTATCACTGGAAATGGCTTGACGCATATAATCGGCAATAACCTCTTCCATGTTATCTTTAAAAGCGTGAGCTTGTTGTTGCAAAACCGGATTAGCTTGATCTGAAATACTAATAATACGATCTACACAACGACTTGCTATTTCTTCAGGAGTAAACCCCCTGTTTTGGGTTGTTGCAACTTCTACTTTAAAATCGTTAGATATACCTAATTGGGGTGTCATCATGTTCTTTCTCGCATAACCATACCTTCTCGATATTCATCAGTGACCTGTTTAGCTTCACCAAACTGCTTCAATGCAATAATAGCCTCTGCAAAACGTTTTTCATAATCCTGCATTAGCTGCGGGTCACCTTTCATGTAAATATAAGCTTCTATCAAACTGCCGTAAAGCAGCGTAAGTTCAGCGTTAATACTTAACCAAGTAGTTCCGTTTTCTGAACCAGCGGTTAAACTGGTTGGACGATAATAATAATGTAACTCTACAACAGAACTAGCGTTTGGCGTAGGAGCTATAAGAAAAGCATCAACATCAAAAATAGAGTAAAAACGAGGATCGCCTTGGGTAGACCTGTCCGGCGTAAACGATTGCAAAAAATTCACATCTTTAAACTCTAAAAATGTTTTTTCGTTAGTGGTGCCATCGGTGTACGACAATGAAAACGGAGCAAGAAAGTCCGTAGGCATCGTAAGGTACTCATCACCTTGCGTAACGTTTCCAGCGGAGTTTTTACGAAACAAGCTTAATTGTACGTTTTTTAGAATGCGTTCTTCCGCAGAGCGAATAAAAATGGGTAGATTAGTGACAAAAGACGTTTCCGAGTTTTGCGTGTAATCTTGCAATGCTGTTTTAAGCTGTGCGTAAGTAAATGCCATTACCTAAATCTCTTTGTTTTCTTTGCCACCTTTTTAGGTTGCGACGAAAATTGTTTCCCTGCTTTAGTGTCCTTCCTTTTTTTCCTAGTCGTTGCGGCATATTCCCCCGCAGACAGCGACTTTATTGCACTTTTAGGCAGGTATCTTTCCCCTGTTTTTGCGCTAGGCTTACCCGATTTGGTAGTCCATTTTTGCTTTGTCCACTTTTTTAAAGACTTTTGTGGAGCTTTTAATGCCATTAGGTATAGCCTCCGCCACTGTCCTTATATCTTTTGGCAAGCATTTGCGCTTTTCTAGCGGACCATTGACCCGCTTTACCGCCTTTTGTCCCTGCTTTTATAGAATTAAACATTCTTTTACGCATAGTAGGCTTAGTGTAGTTACCCGCTTCGTTTACACGAGACTTATTTACACCACCGCCTTGGTTCATTTTTATAGGGCTACCCGCCCCCAAGTTAACTCTGCTTGTCATGTCGTAACCACCGTAACTGCGCCCACTTGTCCAAAAACATTCATTGGCCTAAAGTTGCCGCCATCTTCTACATTAGGAACCCCAACGTAGATTGACAGAACCATTGGTGTATTAGGCCGAGGGTTGCGTAATGCTTGAGGGTCGGTAATTATTTTTCGAGGATCTAATTGTGGTTGTTTTTTCTCCCACTCCTCTGGACCAACTAAAGCACCCGTCCACTCAACTTTCATCTCGTTTAGCCTATATACAAAACCAGACCGATCAGATGTCCCTAAAGCATATTTTCCTGATGCAAATTTTGCCATTAATTGTTAAACCTCAAAGAAGAATATCCAGGAGATATAGTAAAAGAAGCTCTATCTCTATCTTCAACTGCGGCCTTGTCAAACTCTTCTTCATATAAAGCTTTTAA